GGTTCTAAGATACGTTTCAGAATACCTGCCTAAATTTCCTAACTGCTTCTCAAGTCCCATTAATAGCTGTTTATCTGTCGTTCCTGTAATTACTGAACTGTATAGCACTTGACCTATTTTCCCCACGTATTCTTGACCTAATTGAGCCATACCATTATATTGCATAGTTTGTAATGACGTTAGTGTAGTTTTCTCTATTGCTCCATAATAAGTTTCAGCACCTTTAAAACGCTTTGCCATTTCCTTGATTTGCTGAGTGCTAAAATCCTTATTATTAGTGCTGAATTTCTTAATTAAGTCATAATACCCGGAATCCGCCAGAGCGTCCATTAATCCGTTAGAAATCATTATAGCACTCTCGAAATTAGCTTCTATAGGCATAATCCAGCCGGCTTCTATAGTGAAGTTTTTGCCATAATTGATATATTTATTCAGGTCACTGATTATCTTTGCCATTTGGCTATTGAAATCAACTACCTGAGATTTTATGATTTGTGCTGTAGTTGGCATAGTTTATTCCCAACGAAAAACAGTGTTATCTATAATCCATAATAGTCTTTTTGCCTGAATATCCGATATAGCCAATAAACCTAAATCGCGTATCTCTATCAATGCCATTCTCATAGATTTAGCATAAACGTCTTTATCTACATATTTAATATTACAGACGTTAGAAAACGTAGTAGCATATAGTTCTGAATTCAGCTTAGTGTCTTCGCATAATATATGATTATAGCAGTGCCACATTTCATGAAAGAAAGTTCGCTCAACGTCTCTTTGCTCTATCGTTCTGGGAACAGTTTCATCAAGCATTAATGCTTTTTTGAATATTCTTATTCTATAAAATCCTCCTGAAAAATCACCGTCTAAAGGTGACTGGCTATTATCGCAAGAAAAACCAGGCTCGTTATATATTTCAATATCAATCTCTACTCCAGCGACTACAACTTTACTCGGTATTTTCATATTTTATTTTCCTTACCTGTTGATAAAAAATAAAACTCATCTCTTATCTTTTGCTTTTTCATTTCCACTATACCATCCAGCCTCTTTGAGCTTTCTGGATTCCTTGCTTTATGCCTCTCGGACACCCTGATAGTTTCATCCATCATTTCAAGTAGATCATTAACCCTATTAGCCTTCGCCCGCCACTCTTTTTTGTCCATACTATTCTCCTTCGTTATCTATATTAGCCCCTGGAAATTCAGGGACAGCTAACGCTAACAATTTCTTATTCTCTTCCTTGCGTTCCGTTACTAATTTAAGAGCCTCTTCGCGGCTCAATACCTCGCCTGAGTTCTCAATCTCTATATCCACCAGATTCTTTAATCCGGCAGCCAGTTCTTTTTGCTGTCGCTCAATTCGTTCTTTCGGGGTCTCTATGAATTCTTGTTCGCCGAATGTGATGGCTATTGTAGCATTATCCGGGAATCTAACTATATTATAATGATTAGCCATTGCCATGATGCACTGACAAATTTGCTGAACTGGTCTTACATAATATTTACGGTCTGATTTATTCAGATTCAATATTTCAGATTTGCTAAGCATTAATTCATATCCGCTTGTTGCTGTCTGCCCTGTAATATTCGACTTACTGAGCTTTCTACTTAGCTTTATACCTTCTACCTGTTTGTATATTTGATCCCCCAGTTCCGCTAATTTCTGGTCTGGGGTGATATAGGAAGCTGACGCAGGAGCACTCCCCATAGTTGGAGGGAAGTTGATTCTTGCCTTTTGTCCTTTTGTTATATCTTTTGAATTTTCCATACCGATAGTAACCAATACTGGCAACTGATATGCTCTTGCCATATTATATTCTGTTAATCGCATACTATTATTTAGGTCATTTTCCACAAGAGGATTTAGTCCTGGATGCCAGTATGACGAAAGTGGAAAATAGTTCCTGAATGATATTGCCGGATTGACAGGATATTTCGTTTCATCTATAAAGTTATCATAATCTTGACCTACATAATCGATCACAATTGGCTTACCTGTTTTGTCTTTCCCTTTCACCACTACAAGCCGTTTGCCCGCCTGATTGCAAGCCATATATAGGTCATTTCTTGCAGCCCCCTTCTGGTCATTTGGCAACTCTGAAATAAGATAAAATGTGGTTTCTGCAGTGGTGGAATCAAAATCATTATTATAGATAAATGCCCTATCTGGAGTAATTAAATCAATCTCAATTTTATCATTCCTGGTAACGGGTACGGCAATCATATCATAAAACAGGTTAGTATATCTATTTAGTTCATTCAGAATTACATGAAAATTTGCTTTATCAAGTATATCATTCAAGGCAATGGTATAGGCATCATTTATCTTGCCGTTTATATTGACCGATATATCCGGTTTCTCGGCAAATACAAGGCTGGTATCATCAATAATGTTTTTCAGTATATTCATTGTATCAATATACTTTTTCATCTCAGATAGATCACCCTGGGCAGATACAGTGTCATCTATTTTCTTATTTAGATAATCGACATATAGACCGTTATACATATCAAGGGCGAAATTAGCCAAATTCCTACGCTCTACGTCCGATTGCCATTTAGCCTGTATCTGAGAAAGCTGAATCACCTGTTCGCTTATATCTGTAAACATAATTTATCTCCTCATCACTTTATTAATTTATCTGGTTTGGGGTAAGGGGTTTTTGTCAAGGAATTTTACCTCGCATAGACCTTATAATTAAAATATTCAGCAAAATACTGCTGGTACACATCATACCCTAAAGCATCGCTAATATGTGTCAACATTTCATTATCTTTTTTTCTCAATGCCCCTGATTCGTTCACGGTACACTGATTAAGGTCATTAATTAGGTGTATCATATCCTTATTCAACACTATCTTATTATGCGAGAATGCCCAGTTAACCATATTCAATCTATCACGCTCTGCCGGATTATGTGAGCCTTCAATCCTGAATCCCGCTTGCTGTAATATCTTATGGTCCGTTACGCCAATTCTGGCATTGGACGCCCGTTTATTTCCCGTCATATCAGGTCTAATAGCTATCATATTATTAGGAAAGTCGCGAAGTAATGCCTCGCTAAGCTGATACGTATTGCTATCCATCACGTAATATTCCTTGCCATATCTACTGATTTTATCCTGGGTATAACCTAAAACGGCAGTCATAGGGGCTACATTGAAGTCCATACCACAATGTATATTAGTCGGGAACTCTGATAATATATTCATCGGCGAAACGTGTTGCTCCTGCTTAAATGCGTAATAAGCCCTTAGCCCGTTCAGGTTCACGAACTCCCCATATCTCGCCTGCTGGATTCGTACATCATCAAATTGAGAGATAAAGTTATCTATATAGGAATCTGGCAGATATATATTATCATCAGTCTTTGCCTTAATATGTTTCAGCGTTCCATTCTGTACCAGCTCATAGGTGTACCGGAAGCCCTCTGGCGTCGTTGTGATGATTATATTATTATCGCCACCGAACTTAGTAACTCGCCTGTTACGCTGTATAATAGCCGTCCATATCTGCTTTTGCTTATGCGGTTTCAGGGTATCAAACTCATCAAGCCAGGTATCGGTAGTGTCATATCCAATTAGCTTACCGGGATCGTCCATTGATCTGAACCAGATTTCGCCTTTCAGTTCACCAGTGAGCCTAATTTTGTATTGTTCTTTATTTAACGGAGTATGCGGTATCTTGTATTTGTCTAAAAAGGCTATTATCTCCGGTATATTGACATCTAACATAAGCCTGTACGTCGGGGCATATACCCCAATCCTGCCCTTGCCTTTGCGGTCTCTGAGCCTGCTTAATGTCCAGCAAGCCCCGCCGTAAGTCTTTCCCGCTCCATATCCGGCAACTAGCGCCTTAAACTTTTCCTTGAACTCTATAAGCTGAATTTGATGCCTGAATAGCTTTATTTCCGGTATAATGGCATATTCATTTACGTTAATGAAATTGAAGTCAACTGTCTGGATAGATTTATCGTCCTGGTGGAGGTCGGGATTGCGCTTGTATTTGGAGTTCTTGCGATTGGTAAGGAGGAAAATGAGCGCAGTATCGGACGGTGGATAGTGCTTCATTACCTTTTTTACTACAGCGTTATTTAGGGTGGTATCCTTGCCCTTAGCCTTTCCCTTGCCTATAGTTGTCTTCTCTTCTTTATCATATCCTGTAGCCCTTTTGAACAGCGCATTTTCCAGTTTAGCAATTATACTTTCATTGCCCTTTTTTACAGCGTCAGCAAAGTCAGGATATCTGGATATATATTTATAAAATGTATCCTTACTAATCCCTAATGATTTAGCTGCCT